CTAGAAACTCAATTGAACGAGTCCAAGGCTGCCTTCAACGGGCTTGCCAATGAAATGGAGAACCTTGGTGAGTCAGAGAAGAAAGCTAGTAGCGGTCTAGAAGAGACAAATAAGCTTCTAAAAGCTGAGTTACTGAATCAATTTTCTGAGAAGCTATCTGAGATCAGTCAGAAGTTGGTTGATTTTGGAAAGAGCGCTCTAGATGCGTTCCGGGAAATTGATGAGGGAATGGACACCATTGTCACCAAGACTGGTGCCGGTGGGAAAGCTCTTGAAGAAATGCAAGGTATTGCTAATGGCATAG